AAGCGTAAGAATACTTAATGGGTCTAATACTTGACCAAGAAGTTCACCCACATTGTCACCTTTACCAACCAGTTGTTTAAACGATTGTGTTTTGATAATATGGTTTAAAAATGTTAGATGAACTGCCATATCAATTGTACCACCAGTTAAATCATCACCAGTGTATTTATCAAAGAAATCTTCATCACGCCAACCATTATGTAAATAGACAAAAGGTAATACGCCAAATGGATTAACCATTTCTTCATTATCTTCTACCGCTACAATCTTATCTTCACCGTTCTGTTTATCAACATAATAGTGTTCAGTATCAGACCAGTACGCCCAGCGTTCAGTATCATTGTCCTTACCAGTCATTTCTACGAAATAGGCAACCCATTCAACCTCTCCTTGATTGTAACCAACCTCTGTTTGGTGTGGCAGTCTTAACATTATCTTTGGTTGTTCTTTATTGCTATCCCAAGATACTTGAATTAACACATCATTAAATGCGTTTACATATCTATTGGCTTGGCTCATTACTTTATTAATACGAAGATTGTTATATAACTCTTGGTTATCTTCATTCTCAAACTCACGATTAACACCAAATGAATAAACATTACTAATAGCGTTTATTACTTGCTTGTAAATATTGTTATTGTCATTGATTTGAACATCAAGTTTAAGTTGAGCAAAGGCTCTGTATATCTGACCTAATTTACTAATGACTTGATTGTTATAGTTATCGTTATACATCGCATATCTTAAAGCAAACTTCTTTAACCTATTAGTAGGTGCTGTAAAGACTGTGCTTCTAATATCGTTGCGTGGGTATTTATTTATTATCATCCAACTCTCATCCGTATATTGCGAACTTCGGTCTTGTGTAAGCCGTGTTCATATTCTATGTAATATCCCACTGAATCTACCGAGTGAGTTAAGTCTTGGTTGGACTTGTCAACTTCGCCCTTATCATTGTATGACATCTGCTCTAAATCAGTGATTAATTCTTGATTCCTCGAACATATCGCTATATTAACATCACCGTTGCCATTTCGCAACATAGAATTGAAAGCATTGTTCCTATCGTGGATTCTTGGGTTTGCTGTTTTAATCTTCATCTTATGGAATCCAGCGTTCTTAATCAAGTCGTAGTTGGTTTGTGCCGTGCCTTGCGACCTTGCCTTTCCAGCAGCATCACCATATATTGTAGCACTCATTAACGCAGCACCAAGATTAGCAAACTTACTCTTTAAATAGTCCAATGAATCAACTAATGGCTTGCCTTTAATAATAGCGTTATCAATAACTGTTACCTTTCCGTCTATCACTTGAATCAAATAAATTGCGTTGTATGGATTGATGTTAAAGTCAAACGATATTATGAGTGGAAGTGTTGGATCAATATCTCTATTATCGACCACGTGAATATCACGATCAAACTGATGATAAACGGCACTACCATTAACATTAATAAACTCACCAAGCAAATACTGTTGAAGTAACTTCTCGTCATAGGTGGCTTTTAAAGTATCAATGTAGTCTGGCGGTAGATGTGGATTGTCCATCGTTCTTGCTTTGATTAAGCGGTAATTGTCTGGCTTATTAGCAACAAGCAAATTATAAGCAAAACGGTATCCCTCTGGCGTACCAACCAAATCAACTTGATTAGGCTTACCATCTGGCAACTTAGCACGATTACGTGCCAGTATCTGTTTAAACGCCTTATCCATCTTATGCTTAGGCATTACATCACATTCATCAATCAATGAATAACCAACTTCATAACCAACAATCATCTCTGGCTCTGACATATTACGAAAGATAATCGTACCGAAGTCTTTAATTAATAACTCTTTGTCTGATTTGTTTAATTGATAATGTAGCCCTAAGTCATTACACATCTCTGGGAACTTCTCAAATGCAATATCTCTGATTAGAGGGTAATTTGGAAGATAGTACGCAACTTTAACTGATGGATATTGTAACTTCTTAATGATTGTCTTTAGAGTACCAGCATAAGACTTTCCAGCACCGAAACCAGCAACTAATCCAGTAGTTGGATTAACGCTATTTATGAAGTCTTTTTGATGTTCAAGAACTGATACTTCTTTAATCAACTAACTAATCTAATACCAGTAACTTCGGTATTACCCTCAACTTCATCACGTGAAATTTCCCTCCAGCCTGCTTGAGTCTTTAAATAGAATATCATAGAAGCGGTATCGCCCTCACGAGCCTTACTAATCAATGAACCAGCAATGTCAGAGATTGCCCTTGAACGACCTCTTTTATACATACCGAGTGCTATGGGGTCGCGTTTGAATATCTGTTGTAGTGTTTCCTTGCCAATCATAAAGTAATCAGCCAGTTGTTGTTGAGTCAGAACAGCACCAAGAGTTTCTAACTCTGCTCTTTGTTCATCTGTAAATACAATCTTTTTACTCATTAGAATTTATAAACTCCGACCTTACCTTGCTTACCAACATTCTTAACCTTATATCCACGGTCTTTCATCTTACAAATAACGCTGCGTAGATGCTTAATACCAACCTCTTTAGCTTCAGTTGTTGATATTGATCCGTGATACTTGATGTGAGCAACCACTATATCTATCTGAGTTTGATTAGCACTACATCTATTAAATAAATTCTTTAACCATTTAAACATTATCTACCCCTTATTGTAATTTCACATTTACCACCTTTAACTATTTTCTCACGGCTAATAGCAAGACAATCAATCTGTTCATCATCAACCCAAGCGATACCAGTAAGACTATCTAACAAAGACTTAGCATAATTATCAATATCACGCTTCCGTCTATCTGGTGGATATAACTTTATCTGGCACATCACACGCTTATCAGTTGGATTCTTCTCACTTTCAGCAACCATATTAGCAACACGCTCTTTAAACTCCCGACCTTTAGCCGATAGAATGCTAGTACAGAACTTACCGCGTAATATAGCACGATAATATGCGTTCACCGATACTGGAAACGGTAAAGTAAGGGCGAGTTCAAACTTTCGTGCCATCTTTCAACAACCTATCGCACATTTCAAGTACCGCTACACACAATGATGTTCTTAGTTCTTTATCATTAATGTTGTTGATCTGTTTAACAATGTCTTTAATACCCTCTAATACTTCTTTACACTCGGATTGAGTGTGCTTGTGTAACTGCATTTATTTCCCCAATATTTTGTCTAACCAATTGTGTTGTTTTTTACTAATAAGATTATGTTTACCAACAGAGTACATTCCATAAATCTGATTTAAAAAGGCAACCTCATTAGTTTCTAATTCATTATCTACTTTTTTAAGCAATCGATAAATCTTAACTTTCTTTGACATTTGAACTTTCATATTCCCCATAGTAACTTATTAAACCCAATGTTATCCAGTGAATACGTGGCTTATCTTGCTTAATCAAATAGTCCAAGTTCTGAACGCTAATGTCCAGAATACTTGCTACCTCTTTATTTGTCAAACCCAAGCGTTTAAACTCGCATTTAACACATTCATACTTTATCATAGGTTTTAATTATAACAAAGATATTGTTAGTCATCACTTTAAATACATTATCTAACAAAAAAAGATTAACACTTTAACTATCGCACTATCGTTTGATTGCTCGGTGCTAAAGCACCCAAGCGACTCTCTGATTACTTGAAAGCACTCCGTTAGTTTTGGTCTAAAAGACCATTTAAAAGCGAAACCTTACTGGTAAGTAAAACTATATTCGGTAATGTTGTTGAGTTGGGTAAATCGGAACAAAGAAATCCCAAGACTAAATGAATAGCCTTAGAGATTAACATTCGTATAAAGCCGCATCGCAGTATTATCGTATGCCAGTACCTAATATATTGTACTGGTTAGTTGTATCACCACTTATATAGTGCCGCACCATTTGCCAACTACATTGAATTTATAACACTCTAAGGGTTTCCCCAATATAGAGTTCGTAAGGTTACGGAATGGACTCTTTTTCCTCGAGATGACCATAACCACTTGATTCAACATCAATCACAACTTAGAACACACGCTTGTGCGTACTCTTTTATATTATTCTGGTGTGAGTGAAATCATTGATTAGACATATCACCAGTCGTGTTATTAAGTGAGTTGCCATTTTGAAAAGATATAGTATAATATCTTACAAGGTGGCTCTAACACCTAATCCAACCCTCGATTGATTATAAGTCTTTCGGGGGTTTTTTCGTTCTGGGATTATTATAAACGAACTAAATTTAGATAGTTGG